ATATCATCAGACGTATCTCCAAACTTAGTTGAACCTGATTGATATATTATAGAAGCAGAAACAAATTCAGTATGAAATTCTTGTGCAGTTACAGTACCGGTTACTGTCAGATCTCCATCATGTGTAATAGACCCGGTAACTGTTAGACCGTCGGTAAAGTTACCAGAACCTGAAACGTCTAATGTATAACTAGGTGAAGTTGTTCCTATACCTACTCTACCATCACCTGTATGAACACGCATTGTTTCGGTAGAACCACTAAGGAAACTAATATTTTCCGATGCATTTAAACGAATATACTGCCAGGCTTGATTTACGTGACCAATATATAAGTTTTGAGTTGCATCTACTGTAGGTCTAATATAGGAAGTGTTTCTATTGAAGTACAAACCGTATCCCGTCATCTCTGCAAAAGAACCGTCACTGTAGTACGCTCTAACTTTATCTTCGGCTGTTCCGTCACCAACCTGTAAAGTGGTTGAAGGGCTGGTAGTTCTTATACCTACTCTTTGATTTGTACCATCAAATCTTACATATTCTGTAGTTCCGTCGTATATCCGAACATTACCCGAAGAGCCTGGTAGAAGATCTATATTATCTATTAAGGAAGTACCGTGCTGTCCAATCTGTATAACATCAGAGGAGTTCTTACCTATAAGTTTTCTCAGGTTATCAGTATCTCTAGTATAGATAAAGTCTCCTTCATCTACTATAAGAGCCACATCTGTAGGAGTATCTCCAGATCCAAAATCAGCTGCTGTTCCTCCTCTAAAATATGCTGTTCCTACTACTTCAAATGACTGTGAAGGTGAGTTTGTTCCTATACCTATATTACCGCCGTCTTCAATAACCATTCTGTGGTCAGAGGCATTAGTATAGAAATTTATACCTTTAGATTGATCGGTAAAAATACCTAATTCTCCAGAGGCATAACTAATTTTAGTAGAATTTGTAGTCGAACCAAATATCAAGCGACCTCCACTATACATATCCCCAACTGCTAGTATAGCATTAGATGACGATATCCAAGTGTTACCTGCTACAGTTAATTTTTGAGAAGGGGTTAATGTTCCTATACCTACGTTTTCGGATGAATCTAAAGTTAAACCTCTGTTAGTTGCTACTGTTCCACCTCCTGTTTGTAACTGTAAAGTTCCTGTTGATGGAGTGTATATAATTTGTGCTTCATTATCATCACCTTCATCACCAAAAGCTAATTGAGAATATGCACCAGAACTACCGGTAGAAGCTAATGCTATTATGTTACCGGTTGCAGCTGTAGTATTCCCAACTGTCAATTTTCTTGATGGAGATTCAGTACCGATTCCTACGTTACCTGATGTATTAATTACTAATCTCTTAATAGCACTACTATCTGCTAGTATTATAGCATGATTTGCATCAGAATCTGTACCGAATAATGCACCGTAAGTACCGCTATCATCATCTTGAACACTAATCCATGCTTGATTATCTGTTGATTTAAATTCAGATGTTATGTTAGTTGTTCCTGAGTTTACTGATAGTTTTTGACCAGGTGAAGTTGTCCCTATACCTACATTACCTGCTCGAGTTATTCTCATTCTCTCTTGAGCATCGGTAGTAGTATCCGAATCATCTCCGGTAAAGAATCCTAATCCCGTTCTAGAGAAGTTTGCATCGTCTACTGCTTTTACTGCTGCTGAGAATTTAGTATATGCTAAATTTTTCCATTTGAGTCCTGTTGTAAGACCGTTACCGTAATTTACAGTATAGTCACCATCTGTTAATACTTCACCTCCTGTAAGAGAACCGCTTGCATCTACAGTATTGTTTGTAACATCAACTAAAAGTGTTCTTGGACCAACGATGTTACTGTTACCGTCCATTTTTGCAAACTTAACTTGTGAACCAGCTCCAATCCATCCTGAAGTACCTGAGCTTTTTAGGTGTAGTCCTGTATTAACTCCATTGTAAAGTTTAAACGAACCTTCAGAAGAACCAGATACTTTAAATTGCCCTTTAAGTGTGCCACCTTCTGCTATTTCAAGTTTTTCCATTCTGGAAGTTCCGGCAACTTCAAGTTCTCTAGCAGGAGATGTTGTACCTATACCTACGTTCTGATTCTCATCGATGATCATTGCAAATTGATCTCTCCGGGTATGGAATCTTAAGTCCATGTGAGCTCCGGCAGCTGCTCTTGTAGCTATGATTCTAGATCCCACTGCTAATGCATCACTACTACCTACAAAGTCAATAGATACCCCTTCACTGCTATCGTTTGTTGAAATATTATTATGTAACTTTAACAACGGTGTTATCTCGGTTGTAGTAGTCGATAGTTGTAATAAGGATCCGGTTGGTGTAGTAGTTCCTATACCGACGTTCCCTTTTGAGGTTATACGCATGGCTTCTGCCATACTGCCGGAGTAAGTGTGAAAGGTTAGGTTAGATACATTTGAATTTGCTCCTTCTCTGTTAGATGCAATCATTGACTCTGCACTAAACATAGGATTAAACTTTATAGAAACTCCTTCGTTTCCTCCTGAACCTCCATTTTCTAAATAAATTAGATCAGCTGTAGAAGCTGCTGAGGAGGAGTAGAGGTGTAGTCTGGTTGAAGGTGATGTTGTTCCTATACCTACGTTACCGTTAGTATCTTCATATATAGAAGATGAAGTAATTGTATCACTATCTTCCCATCTTGTAATATAGTTAGCCTGTCCTGCTCCATCTACTGCTCCTGCTCCTAAACTTTCTTCAATAATATTACCAGAAGAATCTATTGCTAGAGTATAAGCAGCAGTTCCTGTGTAAGTACCTGAACCGTATTGGTTGAGTTGTACTTGATTGCTAGTTTTGAGAGTTAAAGTATCTGTAGTAGTAGTGCCGTCATAAGTTTGAAAGACCGTAAGACCTTTTGATGAACCGTTTCTTGAAGTAAAGATAAAATTAGCCCCTGAATGTCTTATTTGACCCCATTGGCTACTTCCATCTGAGTCTTGTAGTCTTACTGTAGGGTCAGTATTACTTATATGTAGGGTTTTACTTGGTGAAGTTGTTCCTATACCTACATACCCAGAACCGGAAAGAATGTTAAGATTACTACTATCGAAACTCAGTGAATGTCCTAAAGACAGTCTATCGCCTGCGACTCCAAAAACTACAGTTTTAGTAGAATCAACTACTCTAATAAGTGCTGTGCTATCAGTAGATTCAAAATTTGCTACTGCATTAGTAGTACTTGAATTTACATCTAATCTATAGTCCGGAGAGGACGTACCTATACCGGTATTACCATTAGTTTTTATGGTAAGAGCAGCATCAGTGCCTACATCGACTGAAGGAGCAATTTTGAAAGAATCACTATCACTATTATCAATACCTGTAACCCATCTACGTACTCCAGGTAGAAGGTATTGCATTATAGCATCTCCAGTACCTGCATTTTCTATAGTGATTCCGTTGTCTCCACCGGTAGTTGCTGTGCTTTCATATACATGTAAAGGTGAAGCTGGTGATGTTGTTCCTAGACCTACTTTACCTGAGGAAGATTTAACAATAATTCGTGGATTGGTAATTATAGTATCTCCGTCTTCTGCAATTCTAAACGAGTTATCCGATGAATCGATCCCTATAGCATATCCTGCAGTATTGCTATTATCTCTATTAAAAGACATGAAAATATCTTCCGAGGTTAAAGCACCAGAGTTTTTAAGAGACAGTAACGGTGCACTGCCAGGTTCTCCTACTATTTGTACTTTATATGCCGGTGAGTCTGTACCAATACCTATGTTACCGTTAGTGAAATAATGGTCACCTGACCCTGTTACTCTTAAAGAGCCTGAGAAAGAATGTATATCGTCTGAGGTATCTCCAAATTTAGTAGAACCGGAGCTATAAATAATAGAAGCAGAAACGAATTCGGTATGAAATTCTTCTGCTGTTACTGTTCCTGTTACTGTTAGGTTACCATTATGCAATATCGATCCTGTAACGGTAAGTCCATCTGTAAAATTACCAGACCCGGATACATCCAGAGTATAAGAAGGTGATGCTGTTCCAATACCTATTTGATTGGTTGTAGTAGCTCCTTGATCTGTAACTTGCTGAAGAGTTGGAATACTGGCTGCTGAAGCTGAAACGCTGGCTAAAGAAGCTGATACTGAGCCCCAATCGTTTATTTTTACATCCGAACCTGTTATAGAGGAAGAAGCAGATATACTACCTTGTATGTTTAAACTACCAGATAGTTCTAACGAACCAGTTAATACTCTAGAGCCAGTTAAGTCTCCATCAATTTGTTTCCATTTAGTTAGAGCCATCCCTAATTAATTTTTCCAATAATCATATATTCGTCATCAGAACTCAATGCAAATTCTAATCCACTATTCACCGTAACTACTATATTAGAACTACTTTGTTCAATAGAATCTATAGCATCATTTTCCACTATACTTCCATTAATAAATAATTGAAAATCATCTTTAGTCAATGCTGCAAATCCTGCCGGTGGTGTTGCTATAGTTAATCCTGTCCAAGTAAGTGTTCTTGTTTCATTGTTTACCGTTACGTTAACAGTATTACTTGAGTAAGATCTTAATAAGCCTGTGTATGCTTTTTCTTCTGCTGTCATACCTGCTACTCCATCTCCTGCTCCACCAACAACGGTAAGTTCTTTTGCACCTTCAGTAGTAAATTTGTATGAAGTTTTATCATCTCCTGTTATTGTACCTGTTGATACTACTGTATTTATGTCTGATACTGTTTCAAGACCAAAGGTTACAGAAGATTTACTAAAAAACTTCTTAGATCCCATCTGTAAAGCATTAATACTGTCTGGGACTATATGTCCTAGCAGTTTTATATTGAAATTTGTCTTTACCGAACGGTCTTGACCTTGACTTAACTCTGTAGTTGTGTTATAACTATCGATCATAGCTCTAAAATTAAATTTATCCGGGTCACCCCAGTAAGCATCTGATGCATAGTTTATACTTTCTACTATTTTATTCATTTGTTCGATGTATTCTGTAAAGATTATGCAAGAATATGTTAAATTTACATAATCTGGTATTACTACACCGTGGTATTCTTTAGTTTCTACTCTATTATTTAAGGTAGAAAACCTATCGTATATGTTTTTACGTGAAAACTTCTTTTCAAACACTCCAAAATTGTTAGGATTGTTAGCATCCATCTTATTTCCAAGCTGTCTGTTCTTTTCTACACTGTCTCTCTTAACCATTATAAGAGGTAGTTGAATTTTACCGTTTTTATCCCGATAAAACCCATCTTTTTGAACGGCTGACCATCTTTCGGCAGAGCCGTATATGATTGGAACAGTTTTTACAACTCCATTTTGTAAAACCGAAGGTTTAATCACATTATTAAAGTAGTAAAATATAGTTTCATCTATATCTTTTAAACCAATACTAAAATTTTTGACATCATCAGCCTTTACCGTACGTTGATATGCTCTTTTCTTAGCATTATCAACATTAGCTTTGTCAGCTGTATAGTTCTCAGTACGGTAAGTAGTCATACTGTCTTGAGATAGCTGTCTTTGGGTTTTTGGTAAAGGTTTTCTATTTGCCATTTACTTTATATTAGATTTTTCCGTATACCTTATTAGTATGCCTGTTAAAGTCTCTTTTAAAACTTTCAAAAGTTTTCTGTAACTCTAACAATTTAGGGTCTTCTGGATGCTCTCGAACGGCTTCTATTAAGTCTTCGTTCATCATATCTAAGTTAACTTTTACTCTACGTAAAGGAGTATAAACTACATCTGATGAAACTGCTCCGGTTTCAGGGTCAATTCCTTTAGATACTAGCTTGTGACCGTACGGATCTTTATTCTTTTCAAAAAGTATGTTAAATATTTTCATATTCTATTCCTGTTCTTTCTCTTCTTGTCATATGGGTATCAACTATGATTGAAACTGATGCTCCAAATTGAGATCCATAATCGGTTAAATTATAATTGTTATCTTTTCCTAAAAATAATTGGTTTTCTCTTACTGTATCTACTTCATAATAGTCTTCGTGCCACATTAATATGTCTCCTACTTCAGGAACTACAGAAGTATCTACTAAATCTTGTCTTAGAAATGCAAACGATGCATCTCTGTTTAAATCCGGTCCGAAATCGTCAGTAGTAACGACTTGATCACCTCTAGTTATTAAACAGTAAAGCTTAACCGGGGTCCAGTACTTTTTTGCTGCTGATTCTCCGTAGATATTAGTTAATGACTCTTCTAAACTAAATTTATAATACAGGATCTCCTGTTCAACCACTTCTTTGAGAAATTCACGGTTGATTCGATTAAAAAGTTTAAAATCATTATTAGATCCAAATATCATTACAGCTTAACTATGTTTTTATCTGCTACATTTATACCTTTTACCACACTATATTTACTAAGTGCGTTATTTTTAAAAGCTGTAAATGCTTCAATACCAGATTTCTGTGTTATAAGTTTTATTTTATAAATTTCTTTGTCAGAATTATCTTCAAAACCTCCTGCGATAGCAACAGTTGTAACTCCAGGTAAGGCTCTTAATAATTCAGCTACTTTAGTAGCACTAGACTCACTAAATGACACTTCTGCCATTGATTCATAGGTCATATACTGTATTTCTGCTATTATCTCCTGTAGTTTCATGCTTTATCCTATGTATATTGTCATTGGAACTTGATTTAACGTCTTTGAAAGGTTTTCTCCTTCCATAGCCTGCTTTTCCATCATAGTTTGACGTGAAGTTTGCTCTAACATTTCTCTTAGTTGAGTAATTAAGGCCTCTTTTTCTGATCTTGCATCAGAAAGTAAGTCGGCTTGATTCAAAGTAGTTTCAGATCCTGGGATCTGTACTGTTTGGTACTTACCTCTTATGTATCCAAGCAATTCCTTAGCTAAAGCAAGTGAATATCTGAATATCCATTGTCTTCCTACACTGTTTATATATGCGTAAGTTGGATTATTATAAGGCACTTCTCCAACATTAGTTACCAGTCCACGTTCGCTACCTATACTTGCTGCTTTTTTATCATTAACTTTAAAATACTCGAAGTATAACCTACCACCATTAGTTGGGATAGGAAATAACTTTAACTGGTTGTTAACTAGCTCAAAAGAATACGATGATCTTCTTATTTGATCATTGAATTCTATTGCTTGAACCTTTAAAATATCAAAAGATGCAGGCATCAATAAGAAATTTACTCCAGGAGAAAATGATCCAAAATCGAAAGCATCCATTAACGACTGTATCCCTGTACCTGTACCGGCATAAGGATCAAAGTACCTTAAAATTGCAGGAGGGGCTTCGTAAAATACCTTTCTTACTTCTATAGAACCTGTGATCCCTTGATCTGTAGCCCAGGCATCTAGGTCATAGTTCTGTTGTGAAGCGGTAACAAGTAGAGAACCTGTATACTTAGTAATATTACCGCCTACACCTGCTTCAGTTCCATAGTTCTTACTTATTTCTACTGTTCTATTCAAAGAAGGTTCTAATAAAACTCCATTAACTGATGAACCAGTTGATGATCCTTCTAAGTTCAAGTAGTTTTCTCTTATTTTATATTGAAATACCTCATTGCCGTAAGTAGTGATTGCCTCTTCAAAACAGGCATAAAAAGAACCTGATTGCAATTCGACATCCATAAGTGGATATCCAAGTCTAGTAGCACAAAAGCTTGCTACTTTATCGGCATCTGTTTGAAAAGCAGTATCTGAATCGTAAAATCCAAATGGTGTTTGACCGGTGGAAAAGGTCGAACTACCAGCCCATATAATAGTTTGAGACATTTACTAAAGTTTAATATAAATAGTAACTAGTCTCTAAAGGTTTTGTACACTTCCAAGATTGGAGCTACAATTTCGTGTCTATGATTCTGTGCTAATGAATGAGTAACAAAGCCCGGTACACTTTCTTCTAGTCGGGCAAGAAAAGAAAATCCAGTTTCTCTTTTATCTTTTAAATCAATTTGTGCTAAATCTCCACATATTACCATTTTAGAACTCTTACCTAAACGTCCTAGTATAGTTTCCATCTGGTTATGTGTTACATTTTGTGCTTCATCAACGATTACAAAAGAGTTTACAAATGTTCTTCCTCTCATGAAAGCAAAAGGAACTATCTCTATTCTCTCTTCTTCCATTTCTTTATCAACCTTCTCTTTACTGTATAACATGTAGAGATTGTGATAGATAGGGGCTAACCAAGGGTCCATTTTTTCTCTTATATCTCCTGGTAAGAATCCTATCGCTTCTTTAGAAACCGTCGGACGAGTTATTATAACCTTATCTATCTGTTTGGTGAAAAGTAAATCGAGTGCTACTTGGGTGGCGACTAAAGTCTTACCGCTACCGGCCATTCCTTTCAATACAGTTACAGGGTTGTCAATTATTGACTTCTTTGCCTGCTTCTGCTCTTCATTAAGCGTTACATTAAACCTAATCGGCCTTTTAGGTCTTTTTTTATCCATAAACACTCCATCGGTATGATGATTACTTGCCATAGACTTTTATTTTCTTTTATATAAATATAAGAAAAAAAAAAGAGGGCCCGAAAAGGCCCTCCTTAAATTTATAAGAATTTTACTTCTTAGATAGTCCCGATATCAGATACAAAGATCTTACCGTAGAATTCTGGTCTAATCATTTTCTTCGCATAGCGAGTCATTAAACCTTTTCTTGGTGTGAATGTTTCCGGGTCATACACTAGAGGAGTCATCATTAAAGGAACGTAAGGAGCATATACAGCACCAGTTTCCAAGAATTGAGAACCTCTATATCCCATAAGAATTGTATTCTCAGTCATATATGGATTCTTGTATACTTTGAATCGGTTAGCTAATGAACCAACTCTTTCTACACCCATATTGAATTCCATTTTGTCACCGTCAGTATTAGCAGCATACCCTGGGATAGATTCTAGTACAGTAGCAACAGTTGGAGATACTACTACAAAGTTTGCACCACCTCTTAAAGTTTTTTGGTGAATCTTGTTAGATACTTTTTGGATTTTAGTTCCTAAAGTCTGGAACCATTGTCCTTGAGTATTATAGTATCCTCCGTCTGCTACAGCAGATGTTGTCCAAGCTGAACCGTTCCAAGTTTTGTTTGATACTGCCGACCAACGCTCAGTTGTTACAGCACCTTTAATTAACATGTCTAAAATCTCAAGATCGATCTCCATTGAAATATACTCACTCAATAAAGAAGTTAACTCAGCCTCAGCGTCGATGCTGTGGTAAGCGTTAAGGTCTTGAGCGAATTCTGGAGTCCATTGAGCTTTTAATTTTCTTGTCTTAGCAACAATAGCTTCACTTGCAAGTTGTACGTCAATCTCTGGAATACTAATAGTAGTATCAACTGCAGCAGTTGAACTAGCTTCAAAGTCTCCTCTTGAATCGTCTCCTGGTTGTTTGTGGTAGCTTACATTCCCAGCTGTAAGGTTAGCTGCACCTGGTGCTACAGAAGCAGATACAACAAAACTAACAAAGTTGCCGCTAACTGTAGTTAATTCTGCATGAGAAGTTACGTCAGTAGAACCTGAGATTAATCTAAATGCTCTAATTCCTTCTGTATCAAAGTTAGTACCTGTGAAGTTAACTGTAAATGTATGGAATTCACTAGGGTTAAGTCCATCTTGGTAGTTGATAGAAGCTGAAGTAGATGCAGAGTAGATAGCATTATAGCTAGATAAAGCATGAGATTGAGAGTTGATCGAGTATCCGAACTGACCAGCTCCGTAAAGACCTCCTGATACATCCTCATCTACTGCCATTTTATCTCCAGCTGTAGATACGTTACCGTACATATTGTCTCCTGCGCTTCTTCCATTAACTGCAGATCCGTATTTAAAATCTAGATAGAATACTAGACCTGATGGTAAGTTCATTGGTTGTACAGATACGAAATCTTGAGCAACGATAGAAGCGAATACTTTACGTACTAACGGTAAAGCAACTCCTGCCCACTGCTCTCCAGCTCCAGCAGAAAAAGATCCACCAGTTCCAGTTGTGTTTGCCTCAGCAACGATTTGCTTGGCTTGGTTTTCAAGGATTACTGCCATGTTATCTTTAACACGGTTGTCAGCGATTCCTTCTAGAAGACCTGATTTAGCCCATTTTTGGCTTAATCTTGCTGCGTCTTCTTGCATGCTCTTATAAGTATTAGAGCTTTCAAGTAAATTATTTACTAACATGATTTAATTTTTTTTAATATTAATTTTTTATAATTCCAGCTAACTTTTGCATACGTAAAACTGCTTGGTCAGATTCAGAAATAATTTGAGGTCTTCTAGCTGTCGTTCCCGTAGCTTTAGAAGCACTTCCTAATTTAGATTCGTTTACTGATCTTGCAGGTTTAGATGCTTGTTTTGATACAACATTTTCACTTACAGTTTCGAAAACTAATTTAACTTCTTTAACATTTTCTGCTTTGTCAAATGCTGCAATAACATTTGCTTTTTGAGATTCTGTTAAGTTGTTAGCTTTAAAAACTTTGTTTACATAAAGTAGTTTAGAATTTAGAAGATTAACTTCTTGAAGATCTTGACGTAAAGTATCGATAGTTTCTAAAGCTTCTTTAAGCTCTTCTTCCATCTTTTCTTTATCATGATCATGACCTTCTTCCATTTCTTCTTTGTCGTGAGATCCCTCTTCGATTTCTTCTTCTGCAAGAATTTCATTTAGCATTTCATCTAAATCAATTTCATCGTCATCAGACATATCACCGATAGGCTCTTCCATTTCTTCATCGCCCATTCCTTGAACGTCCATAGGAAGTTCCATTTCTTCTTCCTCTTCTCCGCTCATTTCTTGTGCGATGATATCACGAACTAAGTCTTTGAATTGCTCAACGGAAATGTCTCCTAAGTCTTCATCACCTTCTGGCTCGCCTTCTGAATGATCTTCTTCTGAATGATCTTCTTCGGAGTGCTCTTCTTCAGAATCGTCTGCAGCTTCTTCTGCATCATCCTCTTCTGCTTCGGCAACTTCAACTTCTTTAAGTCCGTCTGCTTCTTCAATAGTTTCTTCAACTACTTCTTCTTCCATAACTTCTTCTTCTACTTCATCCATCTCTTGAAGTTTTGCTGCAAGCAGCTCTTTCAAGTGAGGAGTAATAGTTTCTTCTAATGCTTCTTTAGCATTCGCAATTGCTGCTTCTCTAACTGATTTAGCTTCAGCAATAGCATTTTTGAATAATTCCTTACTCATTGTTTAAAAATAATTTTGATTTCTACAGCTATTAAGAGCTATAATAGGAAAGTAAATTTGTCGACACTATATAAAGGATAGTGTATTTTAATTTTATATAAATATATATGGAAACAAAAAACCCTCCAAAAAGGAGGGCTTATATAAAAAGTTAAATTTTACTTCTTTCTTTTACCGTGATGATGCTCTTCGATACTTTCGATTACTAAATCTGCTACAGGAATATTCTCTACAATTTTGCTTCCATTTTTAAAGAATACATCATAATGTGTTACTTCAGCTCTTCCTTTAGAAGTCTCTACTAAAGTATGTCTTCCTTCTAAACAAAGACCGTAGCCGTACGTTTCGTGAAGGACGTGTGCTGCACAATCATGATCGTATCCTGGTGCTGATTCTTCCATTTCCTCTTCTTCGGTAATTCTATCAATAAATTTATCAATAACTCCGGAAAATCTGTTTGCCATTTTCTGAGTTGCTTTTCCGAATAGTCCTTGTTTAGCTTTCTTATAAGCTTGATTAAATGTAGCTAGAACACCCATAGCACCTAAAAACTTAAGAAAAAGTGGTACCGTAAGTATGTCTTCATTTATTACTTCTTCATCAAGATCTTCTTCATCATACTCTTCTTCATCATCAAGCAGTGATATATCTTCAATTAAAGATTCTATAGTAGTATCGTATCTGTTTGCACTTGATCCTAAGTCAAAAGCTCCATACGCCTCGCCTTTTGATACTAACGAAGGAAAATGCTCTCTAAAGATCTCTTTAGCTTGTTCTCCTAATTGAGCGGCTTCATCTAAAATATCTTGTAGTTCAATTATAGCTCCTTGCTGATCTCCTGTGAGTTCATTAATATTTTCTTCTTTAATACTATTTTTATTCTCGGTTAAGAATTTTCTTAAGTCAAAAGTATTTTTCATTTTTTATGCTCTTAATATATCGTTTATGATTGAATGTACTTTATTATATTTATTAATAATTTTCTTAGATTCATTTAAAGAAACTGGGTTCATAAATGCACCGTGTGTTGATGGATTAGATACAAAATCCCAACATACTAATTCAAAGTCAGGTTGTACCTCTAGATGCCCTTCGTTTGTTTGTTGTACTGAACCTGTACCTCTAGAACTGATTCCTATAGTATGTCCGGCTTTTATAATCTCTTTTACGATATTACCGGCCGGTGTATTTAGCAGCTCTACCTTACCCATTAAGTCGTTTCCGTTCCAATATAGGTCTTTTACAATATGAGAGGCATTTTTTAAAGAAACTACAGGAGATTCTGGGTGATCTAATTCACCGAAAGCATTCCCATTATTAACGAACTCATCCATATACTTCTTTACTTCTCTCATGAGGATTTTCTTTTCGTATACTCTTCCGTTTTGGTTTTGAGCTCCTGCTCTCTGCATTACACCTTCAACTTCAAAGACTCCAGGTCTAGACTTAGACTCTTTGATGATTGGTTTGAAAGGTGTTACGTCTACTAAAAGTTGTGACATCTTATTTGGTTTTCTTATTTTCGTTGAAAACTGTTTGCTTCTCTTCTAGATCTCCTCCAGCTGCATCTATATCTGCTTGAGATAAAGTTCTAACTTTAGGAGTATCTAAACCTTTTGTAAATCCGTCTTTGACAACAGGTCTAAGATCTTTACTGAATGCTGATTCAACTGCCGGTGCAATGAATGCTCCTACTTTTAAACCTTCCTCATTTCTAATTTCACCTAACGTATCGTATACTCTTTGAATTTTACCTCTTGTCTTATCGTAGTATGATTCAATATCAGTTACTATATTTTGAAGATCTAAAATAGCTCCTTTCATTCCATCAAAACCTGCATACTGATCGGCCAAGTCAGCCAGTTGGTTAGTAGCAGCTTCATTTAAAGAACCTTCATTTAAAATCTGTACGATTTTCTTTTTTAATGCTCTTTTAATTTTTTCTTCTGCTTCATTTACACCTTTACCCATAGCTTTTTTAATAGCTTTATCTTTAGCAGCCATATAATCATCTGAGTCGATATCTCCGTCACCATCGTGATCTTTTCCTTTAGCTTCTGCAAATGGATTTACTTCATCGTCAGAGTCCATATAATTTTGAATCAATTTAAGATTCAACTTATAATGTTTTGCTATTGCTTCAATTACTTCTGCAGCTTCTTCTCTAGCTTCAAACCCTGATTCAGCAGCTCTATCGTCAATGATTTGTGTGATCATATCCAAATCTCCTCTACTTTCGTTTATTGAAGATTCCGTTTCGTCTATAAAAGGGGCATCTTGAGATTGAGCTTCTCTTTCATCATCAGTTCCTGCAGGTTTGTCTATTCCTCCTAAATTATTAACTAGGTATTCAGCTGTTTTCAATTCGCCTTTTTCACTTTTAAAACTATTACCGCTTAATTTAGTCCATTTTGTTCCATCTACAGATACTACTGTCCCTTTCGATAAATTTTGTAGATATTCTATTTCCTTAGTTAAACGATTTTCTTTGATAAGCTCTCTTATCAATTTCTTAACATCCTTACTTTCGTTTAATTTTACTTTTGCCATAGCATTATCTGTATCAGTTTCTTGAGCACCTCTTTTAGTTTCTTTCATTTTATCATGCTCTATTTTAGTTTTATCATCAGCAATCATTCTATAATAATGGAGCTGATCTTTTATAATGTTATCTTCAGCTTTCTTATGAGCTTTCATATAATCTTCTTCCGAGATATCTCCTGCAGGATCTAGACCGGCAAGTATAAGTTCATACCTCAATCCTCTTCTAACTGCATCTGGTGAAAGATTGTAAGAAGGATTTTCATACTCATTTTCTTCTTTCTTTTCAAAAAGAAGTCCTTTATTTTTCAAGATTTGGACTGAGTCATTAAATCCGTTGAATTGGGTAATTAGTTGAGGGTGGGCAAGTCTCATTTGTCTCACAAACTCGGCTTTGCTTAATGTACCTTCGTTTACTGCGTGATATTTTTCAGTTACTGTTTTCATTATGTAAGTAGTCTACTAATTTAGTATTGTATGGTCTTTTTTTCTTTTTTACAGTAGTGTAACCTAATTTCTCACCATATTTTGTTGCTCTATTCTTTTTACCTTTTTTTGAAAAAGCAAAAGGAGTTGCATATTGAGCTCCAGTACCGGGTGAAAAAGTTGCGGTTCCTCCTGTTACATTTGCCTCTTGTAATTCAGAAAGAACCTCTCTTATTAACTCTCTAAGTTTATTTTTAGTCATCAGATACTTTTTAACTCTTTAATTAAATCGTAATATTGCATTAAATTAATTAAGTGTGTATCTGTAACTTTCTGTGTGTTATTAAGAGTTTTAATATTTTTTATTACCTCGTGGATTTTTATCTTTACTACTTCGTCTTTTACTTCTAATACTAATTCATGTAAAGTACTCTTAATACTATCTACTTGCTCGTTAACAAGTTTAGATAACCTTTTATTAGAGTCCACTGAGGTTATAAACTCCTTGAGTATAAATTTCTGCTCTGGAAGTAGGTTTTTGTATTTACTGTTAAATTTCTCTAAAAGAATTTTAAAGGTAAGTAGTTTTAAATCTTTGTCAAATTTACTATACTCTTCTATTATAGTATCTTTAACATTATCTTTATTCTGTTTTTGACTTGTAAGATGTTCTAATATAGTTGTCTTATTGTCTATTAGATATTGAGGATCAACTAAATCGAAATTATTTTGAGCTTCAAGTAAACAGTATAGAGCAGCATAAGATTTATAATCCCTTACAGGCATAGCAAAAAATTCATCTGCATTATAGTGTTTTTTAATCTCTGATATAAGATCGTATTTTTGCTTTTTGAGAGATTTATAATTTAATCTTCTAGATACTTCAGTAATGGTGGACAGTACTGCTTCAGCTTTAGATTGTGAGATAGAAGTGTTACGAGATATAACTTCGTATAAGTTTAACTCTTTTGTCAGAGCACTCTTTTTACTAAAGAATTTTTTCAAGATAGGAATGGCTGCTGAATCTTTGTTATTCAGAGTATCAGCCGCTACCTGCTTTACTAATAATTCATATATTAGTCCGGTATTACGGAATTTAGAGTGTTTAATCTTCATAATATACGTTTACTATAATAAATATGTTGAAGTTACCTAAATATCCTTAATGTTTGCATCACTTAAAAGGTTGTCGTTATCTTCCTGTAAATTTTGTTTGAATACTATGTCCTTCAACGCTTCTTTATTCTGTTCTAACACCGACTGAGTAAGGTTATTTTCATTTACATTTTCATTATCTGATGGAAATCCTCCTTTCATGCCTTGCTGTCCTAATGGATCTCTTCCTCCTATTCCATCATTAGTTCCGTATCTAGAAGCTCTTTCTCTAGGTCGACCTCCTTCAGGACCAGGTTGTCCCCAGTCTGATTTTTTTGCAGGATCAAATTCTGAGTATCCTGTTGGTAATTCAAAAGGTCCGCTACCTTTAGGAGTAGATTCTGATCTTCTTCCGTACATAGAGGCTAGATCGTGAGGAGTACCGTAAGTAACTCCTGATTTGGCAGGATCGTTACCTTCGTTTTCAATTTGAGCTTTTCTAAAGTCTCTCTTACTATCTTCTCTCATCAAATCTCTCTGCTCTTCGTAAGCATCTTTAGATAAGTCAAATATCTTTTCGTAAATAAAATTAGTAGAGAATAATCCTGAGGATTTCATTTGTTCGGCTAAATCTACCTTCTCTTTAAATAAAGCTATTTTTTCCTGTTCAAATAAGATAGAAGGAGTAGATAATTTTATTTCAAAATTAGTTAAACTCTCTCCTGTAAATCCTTGAGTATATAAATGAACTAATCCAATCTTAGTCAACTCAGATTCCATTATTTTTTGGATACGTTCTACCGTTCTTGCAAATCTTATATCTTCTGCTGCAAGAGTTGCTTTACCTTGTAAGTCTCCTTCATATCCAAAATAAGCTTTAGGAATCTTTAAAGCTGCAAACATTTTTTGCTGTAAGAACTCTACATCTTGAATTCCGTCATACTGTAATCCTGGTGTGGTATCAATCTTAGTAGAGGTATCTCCTCCACGAACTGGAAGATAGAAATCTTCCATCATGTTCTGCATATTGAAACGTAAGTTATATTGACCATCTTCAGAAAGATAAGGAGTCTTTTTCATCTGATTAATAGTCTTTTGCATAAATTGCTCAACTTCGTTTGGTGGAATAGTACCGACGTTAATATAGAAAATTCTTTTCTCAGGTGCTCTCATGATTCTATGAATCAACATAGCATCTTCCATAAGAGTAACTTGCTTAAAGATTTTTCTAGCAGGCTCTAAGTAAGAACGTCCATAAGGTAAGTAATTAGTATCTGATATTAATCTGAAGTGAGCTACCTCGTAATTATCAAATCTAATCTGTCTTTCATTTCCGTCTCTTTTAGGAAGGTAGTTTGGATTCTGTGAAGCTGCAATACCGTCAGGATCTAATACGAACTCTACTGCAGAGGGGTTATCTGGGTTAAGTCCTTCTTCTCTAACCATATGGTACACAGTGTAGGGAAGAACATTATAAACACCAAATTTTTCTGCTACTTCTAACTTTAAAAAGAAGTCTCCATACTTACACATATTTCTAGTCCATGACCATAAGTTAAAGTCTATGTTCAGAACATCATAATATAAATTATAAAGTATACGCTGGATATTTTCATCGGAAGATTTAATAGAAAGTAGCTCTCCCATTTCATTTCTGACTGTAGCCTCGTCTGCAATTATATCTAAAGCAGAAGCTAAGATAGGATCTGTATCCATCGCCTCATAATCAGAGTACAGTTGAATACGTAGGGTCTGATAGTTGAGATTTGGATTAAAAATATTTTTATTGTTGTAAATATATAAACGACTAAATCTATCTATTAAAGAGTTAGTTTGATATCTACCGGTAGTCTGTATTTGATTGACGTCAGCAATTTTTAACTGAGTTCCTCCAACATTACGTATTACAACGTCGTTAGAGAATAACGTTTTCAGCCTTCCAAATAATGAAGTATCCGCCATTTAGGTATAATTTTAATTATAAATAGTCTATTTCAATAACCAACTGATGTCTTCTTCACCGTGTTGGGTCTTATAAAGATACGGATTTTCTTGTCGATTAGCAACTGAGGACATTATAACTTTATTTCTAGCGTTAGAATTTGCAAAAGAAGATAATTGTGCTCTAGCTAGATCCATGCCTTGCTGTTGTAATCTTAATGCTGTATCTCTTACATACAGTGCTGTTGCAAAGGACATTACTAAATCGTCATTGTATCTTATCTGTGCTTGAGCTTTACCGTTTTTCCAAATAAACACTCTCATTTCTTCAAGTAGTCTTTTTGATTGAATAGTAACTGATCTATCTCTAATATACTCCATCATCTTTGCAATAACTAAAGGTCTAGTCCTCATAGACATTGTAAACCCGGGAACTAATTTATCTCTTTCATATTTTTGCATATAAGACTCTACTGTCTCATTATGTGATTTAGGAGAGAAATATAAATTTTTATATTCACGTTCCTGTATTTGTTCTATTGTAGACCATCCAATATTGGCATTTTCTACTACTAATAGAGCATCGTTATATTCTGATGCTATACCTACAAGTACGTTTCCATATTCTTTTGGTGATATCTTACCTTTATATTCTGCTACCTGTATTGCATTTGCTATATCAAATATATGACAGGCAGAATAATCTGTTGAATCTCCTCTTGCAACATCGGCTACAACCATATACGATTTAGTATAATCAGGAGCTTCCCATATCCAAAAATTACCATCGACACCTCTTCGTTCCATAGGTTCTTTTAAAGAAGTTTGTTCTATAAAAGTCATATCATCAGGTTCGAAGACAGTATCCCCAGAAGCTAAGAAATCACAATCACATTCTTGCCCAGCCATACGAGGCCCTAGATCTGAGTCTTGTTGATCTCTCCACTCTTGGTTTCTTTCAGGATGTACTGTCCATGGTAATTTAACAGGGATAAAACTATTTTCTCTTGTTTCGGCTTTTGCCCAGGTTTGATGAAACCAGTTACCGATACCGTTAGGTGTTGATAATGCCATACACTGTCCACCGGTAGCCAACGTTTGTTGTGCTGCAGTAAAGGTCTCTTCAATATTATCGATAAAGGCTGCCTCATCTATTAATAATAACGATACTGCTTCTGATCTTGCAGCATCAGCATTAGATGATTTAGCTGTTATTTTAGATCCGTTTTTTAACCTTAAAGATAATTTATTTTTTTCTACCGCCGGCAATTTTAACCATTTAGGCAGCTCATCGTACATAAACATAGTCTTAGAAACTAAGTTACGAGCTGTAGCCTGAGTGGTAGCCAAAGCTAATACGTTTTTATCTTTATGAAAAAGCATTAACCAAAGAGAATATCCAGCAGCAAGAGTTGATATACCAAGCTGTCTAGACTTTAGAGTAATCAAATATTGATGATCTCTAAATAGATGTAATACTTTAGATTGAAAAGGGTAGAGGTTAAATAAGATTCTACCACGTGTAGGGTGCTGTATATAGCAGTACTTCTTCATGAAGTACGAAGGATCTTTAGCACATTTGATATACTCCTGTGCTATAATTTTTTTTATGTCTTGTGCCATAACTTATTTTACTTGTACCTTTATAGAAGGTCTATCAACTCCTCCTTGAGCATTTCTTATTTGAACTTCAACATGCTTTAACCCTGCATTGCTATTAAGTAATTGAACTCTAGCATACGTAGTTTTAGAACTACTACTAGGATATTTGATTTGCGCTACACCGGGAGTTCCGATAAATTTATAAGTGTCTTCTGGAGATAATATGTCTAATATTTTTATGTCTGCTTTATCTTCTCTTAAGTAGTAGTATCCGTAGTCTACTGCTGATCCTATGAACTTTAAAATGTCTTGAGTATCCAAATCTACTTGTATCCAAGATGACCCTACTCCTTCTTGTTTAATATATTCATTTAGACCAGTTGTAACTTTTTTAGGATCTAACTTAAAAATTTCAAATATTTTTACCTTAAGAGTATCACGGTAATAAGTCTCAGGATCAAATATGATTTCAGTTTTATCTTGATTATACCTAATAGCAGATACGTTACCACCATTATATATATTGTCTCCAGTTTTGTTTTTGATCGAAATATAATAAGGGTTACCTTGAGATGTAATGCTAACGTCTGCTATAGTATACCCTCTATCTTGAGGGCCTTTTTCTAAATTTAAAGGTCTTAAGGTGTCCTTACCGCCAGTTTGCTCGATTGAACCTGGTTCTAAAGTTTCAGGATTAATACCAAGATGGGTAAATATTTTTGCTATTCTAGGATCTTCTATATCTTCTATACTTGAGCCAATAGAATTTATCAACCCTTCTGCTATCATATTTTCAAATTTTTGCCCAAGATTAGCAGATGCTCCGCCTGCTAGAATTAAACTAATTTCTTTACCTTCAGCTTCAAAAGTAAAAAGATTAAATTTCTTACTTGGATTTGGATAGTTACCTGGGGGTGTTACTACAACGTCAGTTTCTTCACCGAAAGTATTTTGAATTGCTTTGATAAATTCTTTTTCTGAAATCTCAGTTTTGTTAGCAATTCTTGAATCATTAGACATAGTTTCAAACTTACCAGGATTAGCAGAGATAATAGCCTGTACTGCATCTCTTTCTTTCTTCCCTTCTTTTAAGTTAAATCCAAAAGTAGATTCAAAGACTGCTAAATCTTCTTGATTATTAATATCTGGGTATCCTTTTTTGGTTCTATATGACCATTCTAATATTATTCTATCTATAAGATTCATCTATGCTTCGTCTTCAAAATCAATTGGTTCGTCTGATAGGTCTGCTCCTCCGGCTTCATCTTCCCCTCCTATATCGTCTAATCCTCCGGTATCGGCTCCTCCGCCTCCTCCTAAATCATCAAATCCTGCATCACCGCCAGTTTCTTCTTGTTCATCTTCTGGTTCACCCATTGGTGCTTCTTTGGCAAGGATAGCTATATCTTTAAGTGCTTCTTGAACCTCTGAGGCATTGCCTAAATAATGTCTTTCTCCTCGTACAGATATCTCCCAATCTTTACCTAACCATTTTAAAGTATATTCTTGATTGTTTTTTATAACAACTGCTAATTCAGTAGGCTTAGGAGTAATCAATCTTACTTCCTTAACAAAATCAGAATAATCATCTGTATGTAACTTAATGAGGGCCTTTTCTAAGTCTGGGTATCTCCTGGTAAATGTTTCTACGCTTTCCGGTGCTTCGGCTTCAGCTAAAACTTCATAGTAAGCTTCCGCTAAAAGTTTTTTAAACTTTTTTTTTGAAATTTTAGTTTCGTTTGTATCTGATAGTTTTTGATTTCTATTTATCCCTGAGACAGCATTATTGTGCTCTTTTTCAAGTCCATTTATCTTATCTGTCATTTGTTTTAACTCATCTTTAATTTTTTGTTTCTCTTTACCTTGAGCTCTTACATAATCTTTAACACGTTCTTTTCTTTTTCTTAACTCAATGTCTAAAGCTTTCTTAATAGCTGTATGAGTTCTTTCTTTAAGTTCTCCTTTTTCAGCTTTAGCAGCATAGATTGCTTTTCTTTGAGCATCTGATTTGTACTTTTTACCTTCTAAAGCAAGCTGGTCGATCATAGGTTCTTTTTCTTCGAACTCTAAGTAGTGTTGTGCCTTAGACATATACTCTCTTGCAAGAGTTACTTTTCTTTGCCACCAGTGAGGAAAATCAACTTCATTTTCCATAGCATCATATTTCTTTAATTGCTTGTAAAGCTTGGCTGCATATACTGCAATATCATAAACTTCTTTTTTAAGCATATGAGGCTCATCATCTTGGTGTCCTAAATCTAAATCTCCATCATCGTGATGTTTATCTCCTTCTCCTAAAGGTACTCCATCGTCATCGCGTGACATAGGAATGTCTTCTTCATCTTCTAACTGTTCTGCATCTGGGTCATGATTTTCTTTATAGTAGTCTGGATCTTCATAGTAGTCGTCTTGTTCTTTTCTACGTTTTGCATAATCGGTATCTTCTCCATCTTCAACGTCTTCTTCCTTAGACATTTCGTCTATAATCTCTTTTACGTGTTTATCAAGAAGGTGGTTTAATTTTAAAGTAAATTCAGTATCACCGTCTACTTCAATTTTTTCTTCGTTTAATGTAGGAAAAGTGGAACTTACTATTTGTACTCCGTTGCCTATTATATCATCTTCCATTCCCGGGTCCCAATCTTTCTTATGTATGTAGAATATTACGTTACCGGCTCCATCGTCATCTACTATATGAGCGAATTTAACTGGGCTGTACCAAGTTTCGATTACATCTTGAAGTCCATTTAAACTTGCTTTATCTGTTCTTTTTACTTTGATAAGGTACATATCATCTGGTGCTTCTTTAATAGATTCATCAACATCAAACTTTGTTTTGAAAATAAGTTGTAAGGCTGGGCTGTATTCAAATTCAACTTTTATCTTACCGTTGCTTCTTTTTTCTACTTCTTGTTTGGTTATTTCAGGTTGTTTTTTTGCAGCAATGAACATATTTTGTACAAACGAGGCACTTTTACCGTACTCTCTATTTTTAAAAAATTGAGAAAACTCTCCTAATTCAGGAGCAGTTCGTCCAGTAAACACTCGAAATCCTTCTACTCTTATATCTAATTTTTGAGGATTATTAGCCCCAAGAATTAATTTAACTAAAAGATCATAATCAACATTTAATTCTCCTTCTTTAAGATTTACATTATGACCTTTTCTAGCAAGCTTTTCTGCCTGTGCTTCATCATCGGTAGTAATCATACCTTCAGCCTCGGCTATAATCTTCATCTTATTTTCAAGATTTTCTTTTATAGTATTTAACTGCGTTAAAGTTTCTTGAACATTCTGTACTTTATTTTGATAACGCGGTTGCTGAACTGCCTGTATTAATGTTTCTACTTTGGTCAGTCTTTCCTGCATTTCTTGATAGGTCATCTTATAAGAATTTATATTATATAAATATATTAATTAAGCCAAATAACGTTTTTAAATTTTTCTGGTGTAAGTCCGAAATAATCTGTTCTCCATTTGGTTTGTTCAAAAAAATCTAAATCGTACCATTCATTTTTCTTTTTCCATAAAGTTTTAGCAACTTCATCCCAATCTTGATTTAATACAAACTCTTCTATTTCTTGCTTTTTTTCTATTACAGGATCATATTCAAATGAATCCCATTCGTAATGAAATACTTCAAAAACAGCATCTTCCGAAACATAATCGATAGAAATATCTATACCCCATTTCGGTTTCATTTTTATCAATTTATGTAACATTGGATTAGATTCAGCAGACATATACAATTGTACTAATGCTTCAGATTCAAATCCTTTTCTTTCGAATAAATCTGAATGATTTATATGAGCACCGTCTCTTTTATCCCATACAAGCCAATCATACCTTAAACAATCTTCATGTCTTCTCTCTATAGGTTTATATCCATTATAAGATAAGAAAACTTGCTCGGCTTTTGTTAGATGGTATCCATTTTGGTCAAATAAATCTACACTATTACTGTTCTTAAGAGTATCTACATCGTTTGTAGGGTTAAGAAAAAAAGGGTCTTTATTTAATGTATTTGAAGTTAGATTCATTTTTTCTTTTTACCTGATTTCATATTAGCGCACCAGTGATACATCTTACCTTTCTCTCCTCCGTACTTCTTAGCTTTTGCTCTCAGGTCAGTAACTGAACCTTTACATGAAGCTCCTGCTTTTTTAACTCTGCCAGGTCTAGATTTACCTTTTACTTTCCCGTCAGCATAGTTTTCTTTTATAGTAACAGTAACTGTGCCGGACTCATCGCTTATTTTAGCATGTGGTAACTTATTAAAAATATACCTTCTATAAAGTTTGTCTCTCTGGTTGTCAATATCTGGGTCTCCTTTTGAAGGTGTAGGATCGTAGGTAAGCCTTTGTATCTCTGGATGTTCGTCAATAAAGCTTAAAGTAATGTCGGTTATAGTGGACATAACTTTATATAACTCTCCTTCATTTACAACTATAGAAGAACTCCTAACTTTGCCAACAAAGAAGCTAATATCCCATTCAACCCCTTTATCAATAGTAGTAAATTTTATAAAATAATCTGTTTGACTATCTGTGGTGAATGTGTAATTAACAAGAGAGTCACGGCTTGATTTTTCTTTTTGCCATGAGTAAGGTTCAACATTAGCTTCCCCGACTTCCTGTAAAACTCGCTTGGAAAGTCTTTCTTGAAGAACCTCTCTTACTAACTCTCTTAATTGATTTTTTGTCATTTTAATGGTCCTCCTGCTACCCAAGCATCACAAGTTCTAGCACCGGCACATTTAAACCAAAAGAACTCACAGAAGCCTAAATTAGCCTCTTTAACTATTTTTTTACCTTCTTCTCCAATAGCTTTTTCCATCTTTTTAAGAGTAGCAGGTTTTTGATTGAAAGCAACACAATTTGAACATCTAGAAGTCTTAGCATGTTCAACTGTGGTATCCCACATCTCGGCTTTATCCTCCCAGAATGTTTTAGAACCTTTTTCATCGTCCGGATTGAGAGGTCCGTATCTATACTCTTTTACAGTAACATTTCTCCCTAAAGTATTTAAATCTAAATCTTCTAAAGAATCCATAGGTTTAACTTTCTTGTTTTTTATCTCTTTTTCTTTTTTAAGAGCAGCAGGAGTATTATTATCTCCAAAATCAGAAAGCTTACCTTCGATTACTAAGTCTTTAATTACTTTGATTAATTTCATCTTGATTTTTTAGGTCCTTTTCTACACTTGTATTTTTTATCGTGATTACAATAATAACGTCCGTGTTTGCAGTTAGATTCGCTTATTTCTTCTTCTTTAACTCCTTTCCATATATCACCTCTCTTGCATCTTACCACTGCTCCTGAAGCATAAGCCGATGGCCAAGTATCGTACTTCCGTTTGGCTATACGAGTACATCTATCATCTTTTTCCATCAGTACTTCGTTTTCTTGCATCATACCTACTACCAAATTACGAATATCTTCTTTGGTTACAGGTCCATAACCAGAACCGTAAGGTGCTGCTTTTCCGTCTTGTGGATCAGCTGTTTCTGTATATTGAGTCACAGGAGGTACTTTTGATCTCATTTTATCTTTTGGATCACTTTTTCGTGCACCTCTTTCTTTTGCAGCCTTTGTCATTCTACCTTTTACGAGATTACCTGATTTGGTAAAGTAAGTACCGTCTGGTGCTTCTTTGGTTTCTCCTAAATGAGTTGACTGTGTACCGCCTTGAGGTTTAATTAGATCGTCGGCATGTATTTTCAAATCATCAACAGTGTCAAAGATTATGGTACCGTAAGTAGTTAATTTTTCTAAATCTATTATATCGTATTTAGCTCTTCCGTCAGATAGTACTTCTTTTAGTCTATACTCATATTCATCTGCATATGAAGAAGAAAGTGTTTTAGGCCAATTTTCTTTTGATTCTTTTCTCACTGTTGCTGCTTTTGTATTTTTCACGACTGTCTTTCCTTTAGCTCCTGCTTTCTTTTTCTTTCTAGCAGTAGCCGCTCTTTGAGCTTTAGTTAATGATTGTGCTTTAGCTTTAGGTAAACACCTATCGGGATTTTTAGTATTTTTTGATGTTCCACATGGTCCTGCTATATTACCGGCAGTAGTAATACGTACCCATTTCTCTTTTTTAAACCAATCTCTTAAAGATTCTTTTACAAGCTCTCTCATGAAAGCATGCATATCTGGTTTTATTTTAGAGTTGTCCATTATGTGATAATATTTGAAAAATAATAATAACCATAGTACCAAAAATAATCCATAATGCTTTAGTCACTCCATTCTTCCATCTCTTCAGCTCTTCTAATTCAAGCATTTGATTTCGAAAGTCTTTTTCATTTGACTGCATCTCTACTCTGAAATCAGTATTCTTATTAGTACTAACTATAACACCGTTATCTGGGTTGAGAAGTGTATACTTGAGATCAGAGATATCATCTTTCATATCTCCCATATCTCTCTGCATCTGTTTTAACTCACCATTGGGCATGTGAGTCTTAATATGTTTTATTTCAGATAAAACTAATTCAAGAGCTTCTTTCTGTGTCATTATGAGGGTATATATACCAATAAATATCAGGTAATATGCTTGCGAAGTAAGTCAGTATAGTTTTTTAGATCATCTAATATTTTTTTCTT